ACTTGCCGGACATTGTGGGCAAAGGCTACCGGGATTTTTGGAACTTCCGGGGCAGGTACAAATTTGTGAAGGGCGGACGGGGCAGTAAAAAATCTTGTACCGCCGCATTGCGGGTCATTTATAACATGATGAAGTACCCCGAAGCCAATACCCTTGTCATTCGCAGGTTTTTCTACACCCACCGTGACAGCACATTTGCACAGTTGAAGTGGGCGGCTAAGCGGTTTGGCGTGGAACACCTGTGGACGTTCAAAGGGGGCAAGTTGGAGTGCGTATATAAGCCCACCGGCACGAAAATCTTGTTTCGCGGGATGGACGACCCTTTGTCAATAACCTCTATCACAGTAGATGTGGGTATGCTCTGCTTTGTTTGGGTAGAGGAGGCGTATCAGATTATGGACGAGGCCGCCTTCGACCGGATTGACCTTAGTATCCGGGGCGTTGTTCCGCCGGGGTATTTTAAGCAGTTCATGTTCACTTTCAACCCGTGGTCGGACAAACATTGGCTGAAACGCCGTTTTTTTGATGTTAGTAATGACGATATTTTGGCGACTACAACCACTCACAGAACCAACGAATGGCTTGACGATGCAGACAGGAAGGTTTTTGCCTCCATGTCAGCCAACCGCAGGCTCGTGGAAGAGGACGGCGAATGGGGCATCGCAGAGGGTGCGATTTACTCTGAGTTTATCGAAAACGAACGGGATTTATATACGGAGTGGAACGAAGAATATAAGTGCTTCTATGTGGAAGGAAAGCCTCAAAGGATTGACTATATCCACGTTGGCGTGGACTGGGGCGGGAATAAGAGCGGCCACGCCTTAGTTGCCACTGCTATAACAAGAGGCTTCGACTACGCAATAATCCTAGCCGGGAAGCGGTACGAAGCAGTCGGCACCACCCCGGAGGATATTTGCAACTGGACACTGGAGTTTTGCGACAAGATAACACAGCGGTACGGCAGCATTGATTCGATATATGCCGATTCTGCGGAGCAATTGCTTATCAACCTGCTGCGGCAGAAAACGGATATCGGCGTCCGTAACAGCATAAAAAAGCCGATTATCGACAGAATCCGCTTCACCGTTGAGATGTTCGCCCAGCGACGGTTGTTACTAACAGAGGACTGCGAAAATGTTGTGAACTTTTTTAAATCGGCGATATACGACCCCAAGGCGCTGGTTGATAAACGGCTTGATGACGGCAGTTACGACCAAGATAGTGGTGATGCTTTTGAATATAGCATCGAACGGTATATAAGGTATTTGATTAGGGAGTAGGGCAGGATATGGGAATTATCAATACTTTAATGGGGGGTGTGAAGAAACTCTTGGGTAACGAAACACAGCTTGCTCCTAAAGACACAGGGGTGAGGACAAATCAAAAGTTATGGCAAAATATGTACTACGACAAGGCTCCTTGGCTTACCAAAAATATAAAAAGCCTGAATCTGCCGGCCATTGTATCGGCCGAGCTGTCGAGATTGGTAACACTGGAAGTGATATCAAATATCTATGCTCCCGAGAAAGCGAACTCCGATACTCCAATCGACAAAGTTTACCAACGCGAAGTTATGGCCGATATCCGCAATCAAGTGGAGTATGGGCTGGCGTTCGGCGGCTTGATAATCAAGCCGTATATCAGCGGAGGCCGTGCCCGTGTGGACTTTGCACACCCTTCCGACTTTACTATTGTCCGGGCCGATACCGATGGGGCTATTCTGGAGGTTTTCTTTAAGGACTACGAAGTTGGTAAGCGAAGTTCAGCTTACCAATCCCCTGAAAAAATGAACTCCGATACTCCAATTGATGCAGTTTATCAGCGTGAAGTTATGGCCGATATCCGCAACCAAGTGGAGTATGGACTGGCTTTCGGCGGCTTGATAATCAAGCCGTATATCAGCGGAGGCCGTGCCCGTGTGGACTTTGCACACCCTTCTGACTTTACTATTGTCCGGGCCGATACCGATGGGGCTATTTTAGAAGTTTTCTTTAAGGACTACGAGGACGTGGGGCAAAAGCGCCTTGTCCGCATTGAACATCACAAATTTGACGAGCAGAGCGGCGGTTATTTAATCACAAACCAAGTTTATAAGTCAAATGATAAAGGCGATATCGGCGATAGGGTAAGCGGCTCGGGGCTTGACCTCGTGGAGAGGTGGAGTACCATCAGGCCGGAAACGCAGCTTGTGAACATCAAGGCTCCGCTCTTTGGATATTTTAAGCCTGCCACAAGCAATAATATTGACGCCAAATCGCCGTACGGCATTAGCATTTTCGCAAAGGCCGCCGGGATTATTGAACTTGCAGATAAACAGCTTTCTGCGTTAGTCCGTGAGTATAAGGTCAAGGAGGCAAAGCAGTACGTGTCGGATCTTGCCTTAAAGGGTAAAGGGATAGCAGAATCCCTACCGCACTTAGATGACGATTTTTACATTATGCTCCATTCGGACGACAAGGAGGGACAGCCTTTCTTTGAAAGCTACAGCCCTGAGATTCACGTGGAGGAATACCTGCAGGGGCTGAACGAATATAAACGCCTGATAGAGGACTGCATAGGACTAGCGCACGGCACAATCTCGCCGCCGCAGGCAGTTACACGCACGGCCACGGAGATAAGGGAGCATAAGCAGCGGACATATGTAACCATCACGGAGAACCAGAAAGCACTCGAAAAAGCCTTAAAAGGTGCGGTGTATGCCCTTGCTGTATGGCTTCACTATCCGAACGCTCCGCCGGAATACGAAGTTGTAACGGACTTTGACGACAGCATTTTAGGCGACTGGGAAACGGAGATGATGGGCATGGCGGAGGATGTGGCTTCCGGCTACATCAGACCGGAGATATACCTCGCTAAGAAGTACGGTGTATCGGAGGAGAAAGCATTGGAAATGATGCCGCCGCTGACGACTATGCTTGGCAATGCCAAGGTGCCTAATGACGGCGGTGGGGAGTAATGGCCCTTTCCGAAGCTCAACTTATGGCACTCCCTTCCCAACTTCACAGAATGTTTGCGCAGTTGGAAATAGATATAGTTGCCACGATTGCCAAACACCTTGGCGATATGGGACGCCTTACAAACACAGACATAATCAAACTCAACGAACTACAACGCTTAGGCTATAACATGAGAGCAATACAAAGTGAAACCGCCAGAGTGCTACAAAGGGCTGAAAGCGAAGTATACGAGATATTCCGGCAGGCCGCCGAGATTGAGCATAACGGCGTAAAAACGGCCTACGACCTAACGGGCAATAAATGGGTGCCTTTCGCAGAAAACCAACAGCTACAAGACCTTGTACAGTCAATAAGCCGTGCAGCTTACTCTGATATGGCGAACTGGTCGCATACTATGGGATTTAACAAGTTGGGAAGCGCACTTCGCTTCCCAAGTGGTAGCTGGCTTCCGATGCAAGAATGGTACGCCCAGAAAATTGACTATGCCGTACTGCAAGCGAGAACCGGGCAGGGTACTATTTGGAGCGGTATGCGCCAAGCCGTGGTCGAGATGGCCGACTCAGGCGTTACGGTAATAGAGTGGGCAAGTGGCTATAGAAGAAGGGTTGACTCAAGCGCAAGAATGAACATTCTGGGCGGTTTGGCAAAGCTCAATATGGCGCAGGCAGAGATGACCGCAGAGGAAATCGGCGCGGACGGCATGGAGATAACGTGGCACAATGGCTATCGCCCGAGCCACGACTGGGGCGGCATACAGTTTTCTATGAAGGACTACGAAAACGACATCAAGCCGCAAATGGAAGAGCCTAACTGCTATCATAGGGCTTTCCCGATACTTTTAGGGATTAGCACCCCGGCCTACACCGAAGATGAACTAAGGGAGATGCGGGAAGAACACGACCGCAAGCGAGAGTTTGAGGGCCGGGAATATAACCAATACGAAGCAGAGCAGCAAATGCGGAGGATTGAAACCGCTATCAGAAAGCAAAAGGAGTGCATACATGCCCTTGAAGCAGCCGGAATTGATAACGACGAGGATAAGCGCAAGCTGCGCATCGCTAAGGGGCGGCTACAATCCTTAAACGGCAAATATGGGGATTTTAGTGCGGCTATGGGGTTGAAGCCCAAACCTAACCGGGTAAGTGTGCCTAAGCCAAGGGTGTTGCAATCTAAGAGCCCGCAGGGTATAATGACTAAGGGTGATGATTTGGAAGCTATTGAAAATGTGAAAAAAGCCATAGCTGCGGCACCCAAAAATCTTCGTGAAGGGCAGCAGCGTAAGCATATTGTTGGCACGAAAGAATATGACGATTATGTAAAACGTTTGTCCGATATAGGCCAGTTCGGGCCAAGCAGGATATACGGCGGTTTTGAAGAAGCACAGCGGTTGGTTGATGAGTTTAGTGGTAAGGGAGAAATAA